GTTCTTGTCCATGCTCACACTCGATATGACGCCGCTGCAATTGCTGCGAAAGTCGACACTCCGGAGAACTTCCGCAAGGCCCTCGAAGAGATCGCATTGGCCTTTCCGCTCGATGTGGCGTTTGTCGACGTTTCCCGGGAGTTCAACTCCATCGGGATCCCGGGATCCGACCCTTTCACGTACATCAACACGGACCTGATCCACCTCACCGACGGAGGCCACGCTTACCTCTCGGATCTGTTGAAGCGAAAGTTGCTCGTGCGAGAGCCCGTTGTGGCTGCTTCGAGCGGAGGGACTCCGACCGAGACCAAGACCATCATCATCTCGGATGCTTTCTCCGGGGCCGATACCGCAGATGCATCCGCCATGACAACAGACTCCGCTCTGGGTGGTTCGCCGGTCGCATACCAGTCCACGGCTGTGGCGGGATGGAAGCGGGTCGGTGGGCAACTGGTTCGCGGTACGGCAGTGACTTCGGCCCTGATGCTCCCGGTCACCGCTGCAAACGTCGAGCTCTCCGTCAAGGTTCCGGCCTTGAACAGTGCGACTGGATCTCAGGTCTGTGGTTTCGATGTTCGCCGCTCCGAGCTCGCAGCAGCCGCGCAAAGCTCTTACCGCTGTTTGATGAGCGGAAACGGAACCATTGCACTCGCAAAGGTTATCGCCGGAGCAACAACGGTTATGGGCACTTCGGCTGTCGGAGCTCACGTTGCCGGAGACGTTATCAAGCTCAAGGCTTTCGGGTCTGCAATTTCAATCACGGTAAACGGATTGCCCGTTACTAACTGCTCTGTGACGGATACTTCAATTACTTCGGGGAACTTTGCCGGAGTAACTGTTAGCTCGACCGTTACATCTGCAACTTATGACGATCTCACCGTATCGGTAGTCAGCTAGCAATCGGTTATGATCACCGAAGAAGGTAGGATTGGCCCATGGCCCAAACCGTAATTCAAACCCCATATGCAACGGCAATGCCGTTTGTTGTAAATATGTTGAGCTCTTACACCGACGAATATGACGCCCAGCGTCTCGCCAGTTATGACCTTTACGACGATCTTTACAACAATGACCCGTCGACATATCGGATGATGCTGCGAGGGACGGATGAGAAGCCAATCTACATCCCCACAGCAAAGCGGATCATCAATACCCTTGCTCGATACGTCGGCAAGGGTTGGGGTTATTCGGTTTCCTCGACAATGGGCACAAGCTCGGAGCAGGAAGAGGCCAAGCTTGCCCTCTCCAACCTCTTCAAGCGGGAGAGACTCCTCTCCCTGTTTGCAGCGGGCAAAAAGGAATGGCTCCGACGGGGAGACTGGATCTGGTTCATCACCGGAGATCTCCTCAAGGAAGAGGGCAAGCGCATTTCGGTCCGTTGCATAGATCCTCGCATGTATTTCCCGATTCCTGATGCTACGGATCTCTCCCGAATCGCTGGCGCAGAACTCATCGAAGAGACCGTGGTCAACGGGGATGTTCTTGCCTTGAAAGTGCAGCGATACTTGAAAGCCAATCACCCGGAGCACCCCAGCTTCGGCCTCCCGGTCACCGACACAACTTTCATCTACTACGATGTTGCAGTTTACGAGTTGGATGGCTACTCGGTGATCGAGAATCGGAAGATGATTCAGCAGACCACCCCGCTGACCGAGCTTGTGGGAATTACTGCGATGCCGGTCTACCACATCCGCAACAATGAGTCAACTGATGATCCCTTTGGCCGTAGTGACCTCTCCGGCCTCGAAACCATCGTGGCTGGGGTAAACCAAGCGGTCTCGGATGAAGATCTCTCTCTGGCCATGTCAGGGCTCGGGATGTACTGGACGGACTCGGGAGCTCCGGTCAACGAAACCACCGGACAGCCGGAAAACTGGAAGCTCGGTCCCAATCGAGTCGTCGAGGTCGGTCAAGGGAACAAGTTCAACCGGGTCGACGGTATCAACACGGTCCAGCCCTTCCAAGACCACATCAAATACCTCGAAGACAACGCATTTGGAACCAGCGGAATCTCGGATGTTGCAATGGGAACTGCCGACGGGTCGGTTGTCGTCTCGGGAATCGCTTTGGCAATCCGGATGCAACCTCTCTTCGATGAGGTTGACTCGAAAGATGCAAACATCAACTCCGCAATGACTCAGATGTTTTACGACTTGAAGCAGTGGTTCGATGTTTACGAAGGATTGAACTTTGGGGAGGTCGAAATCATCTCGACCATCAGCAAAGGTGAGCGTCTCCCGTTCGATCGGGTTGCCCGCTGGACAGAGCTCCTCGAAGGATACACAGCGGGCCTGTTCTCCCTCGATTACGTGCAAAGCGTTTTGGTGGACGAATTCGGGTATGAGTTCCCGGCTGGGATGCTTGCCTCAACCCAAGAAGACCAACAGCGCAAAGCGGCTCTGGCGGATCCTTACGCCGCTCGCGTTTCGCAGGAACTCGCAACCGGCACTGCTCCGGTAGATGGCGCAGTGGTTGATCCGAACGCTGCATAATGGCGATTCCCGGGGAGAAATACCCCTTGAACCAATACCTTTTGATGGAGCAAAAGCACGTCTCAAGAGTCGATCAGATTATGCAAAGAGCAGCCTTGGATCTCGAAAGGCAAATCTCCGCGTCCGGCTCGAAGAGTCCTGCGGGGATCGGCGCGCAAGTATCGAAAGCGCAGATGGAAGCTCAGAGGGCTGCAATCCAATCGCACTTGAAATCGGATCTCGGTAAAGTCGGAAACACCGTACAAGGTGCCCAGAGAGACGCGGCTGCAGCCGCCTCCAATGTTCTCTCCGAGTATGAAGAGACGTTGACCAGCTTGGTGTCGGATCCGAAGAGCTTGAAAATCATTCGAGACTCGGAGGCCCTCCGGGCTGCAAGCAGTATCGACACGGTGATGGCCCGGCAACTTTCCTCCCATATCCCTTTGAGCTCGCAGGTTTACAGAACCGGTCTTGTCGCAAAAGGACAGATGGATGATCTGATCGATTCGGCTTTGGCACGCGGGTTGAACTGGAAGCAGTTTGCAAATGAAGTCAAGGGATCGGTCTCTCCGTCGACTCCGGGAGGAGCGTCTTATGCCTCGAAGAGACTTGCACGGACCGAGATCAACAACGCATTCCATGCCTCTTCGATCGAGCGTGCGCAGAGCTCGGGGCTGGCTAACGGAATGGACTGGCATCTCTCCGGAAGTCACCCGGAAAACGATGAGTGCGATACTTTCGCTGCGCACGGAATCTACAAGTTCAAGGAAGTCCCGAACAAGCCTCATCCGTTTTGCTTGTGCTTTCTTACTCCGGGACTTCCGGAGCCGGACGAATTCCTCGAAAACCTCTTCAACGGCGATTACGATGACAGTCCTGTTGTGCCGACAGACGCCAAGGCTTTCAGCCCGGATGAGATATCCAAGGGCATGACCGCAGCCGAAAGGCAAAGAGTGTCCCTTGAAAAGAGCAAGTTTGCAAAGAAGAAATTCAATGCTGAAAAGGGATGGAACAATACGTCTAGAGAGGCTTGGCTGGCATACACTGAATCTAGCGGGAAGTCGATGAACAGTCTGCTGCGAGATCCAATAGCTTTCTCCAAGACTGATCTTGGATCTGATGAATACTTCTTCGATCTTTTGTCCAAGAGGACAGATGATCTTGCAGAGCTTATTAGCAAGAACCAGATTGCAGATGATATTGTGGTCGCTCGTGGAGTCGTAACTACTCCCGGATTCAACCCCGGAATCATGAAGTCCGGA